TGGTTATAAGCGTGAAGTACATTGATTGAGGTGAATATACCCTTTTACGACTTCCTTGTACTTTAAGGTGCTTACCACAACAAGGACAATTCGCACCCAATAAAGAGTATGACAAATCAGATTCTTTAGCCTCAAAAACTTCTCCGCACTCGGTACACCAAATCTTTTTAGCTCTGTGAAATCCCTCCATTTCGAAGCATTTCTTTATTGCCCATGCGGTTTGATTGTCGGATAATGCAGGCAATTTACTACTAAGCCTAACTACCTGCTTCTGTAATTTAGTCTTCGGTTCCATAGCATTAGAATAAACTCATCTGTTGAACATCTTCTTCTTTTCTCTTATTTGGCTTTTTCTTGATAGAAGCATATTGTTCCTCGGTAAGTCGCTTAATCGCTTCCTCACGGGCTTTCTTTTTATCTTCTTCGGTAAGCTCCACTTTCGGTACAGGTGCAGATGTAGGCGCTGACACCTTATAGCCTCCAGATACTTTATTGACTTTGATATTATCTTCGTCATAGTAATGAACAGCCAAGCTGAATACTTCCTCATCGGTCATTGCAACCGCATTACCTCGTTTCTTAGCTTCGCCCATTATGTAGTCATAACACTCTTTTAAACTTTTGTTCGACTTTGCATATGCTTTGGCAAATAGCTCATCCGTTTTTACACGTTCGTCCAGGTATGACTTGATAGCGTCTTGGAATGAATTTGTTTTCATAATCTACGTTTTTAGGAGTTCATCAATTTGTTGTATAGTGCAGAACGCACTTCTCGCATTGGAGTGTATTCTTCTGGTCCATAAGGAGAAGGAATAATAAAACCTGTAGCAGGGTACTTATTGCAGATAGTGTATTCTACGGACGTAGAATCATGTTCAAATGAATCCTTGAACATTCTTTTGAGTTCCGGAAGAAACTCGTCCTTTACCCGAAAAAAACATTGGTTCTCATGGGAGCCCAGCGTACCGTCAGCATGGCGAATCAAGACCAGATCACTGCCATACTCACCGGCTTCCAACCGAACTTGTAACACTCGACCAAAATACATCATCGGCTTTACATTTCCGACCTGTAATCCTGTACAAACAAATGCTCCAAAGTCACTCTCTGACCATTTGTGAATCATGTCACCGTGATTGTTAATCACTTTACTAAAAATTTTCTTTGTCATAACAATGTTGCGTTAATTGATTATCTTCTCGATTCTCCGGACAAATGAATCATATTGAAATACTTAAATCTGTCATTTATCCGGCTGTAATCGTCTTTAAAATACTCTTTCAGTTTTGTAGCTGATAAGTTTGTTGTCAGGTGGCAATACTTATCATAAAACTGCCAAATCTCGGAACGTGCAAAAAGGAACTCACTACACAAACCCTTTGTATCATTGCCATAAAAGCTTGTTAAATCCAGACCGATATCGTTCAAGCAAATGTTTATCGGTTCATACTGAAATGCTTTTGAATCATCCTCGTTGTAGGTGTACTTATCCAGATTATTGTGTTTCGTGTAATAATTCACCATTTGTCCAACAGATAAGTTCAAAAACTGCATAGGACTATTTATCTTTCTCAGATACAGTGAAAAAGCCTGCATCAAAATAGTTTTCCCGGCCCCAACTTCACCGCAAAGCACGATATTCCTGTGCAACCTATATCCTTTATCCGGATAGATAGTTTCAGCGGATCGGCACCGATTGAAGTAGTGAATCAAAAAGCGAATAACCTGCTCATTGCTATCATCGACAACAAACGTCTTATTCTCGCGAGCCAACACTTGTGATCCAGACTCACATAAGCATGCAAGATGCTTCTCGTACACATCATCAGGGATATAATTAAAAAACCTCGTCGTAGTTAGGCTTTGCCCCACCGCTTGGGCTTCCACTATTACCTGACCGATTCTTTTTTCCGGATATTCTTTCTGTTTCATCTTTCCACTCTTTTAGACCTGTATATTTCCACCAATAGACAAACCGTCGTTTCGCATCGGGCAATGTCAGTATCGACTTTTCTTCACCAATAGACTGTATCCACGAAAGAAACTTATCAATCTGTTCCGGTATCATCGGCAGGAACTCAACACTCAGACCGGATTGTCGGCAAGCATTTTCTTTCCAAAGTTCATCTTTCAAAAGAGAATCCTTAACCACCTCGATTTTAATGAAGGGCTCTCTCCCATTTTCCCCCTCGGGGGGATTATAGGGGGGAGTTATTATATTATTTATATTATTAATATTATTAGATTTGTCCCTTCGTTGTCCCGTCACTGTCCCGTCGCTGTCCCTACTTTGTCCCGTTTGCTGTCCCGATGGTTGTCCCGACTTTTGAGAATTATTTTCGTATTCTCCTGTATCACAACCTTTTTCACCGAAAAAAGCTGTCCCGTTTACTGTCCCTTCTACTGTCCCGTTTGCTGTCCCGCATTTTTCCGGAATATCAGCAGAGCCCGGTTTTCCACTGTCCCGACTTTGTCCCGGTTCTTGTCCCTTTACTTCTGAAACGAAATTATATTCTCCATATTTACAGATAGTTATAACGGTTTGATTTGTCCCGTCTGCTGTCCTTTTACTTATCATGCCTTCCGAGATGAGCATATTAATGAAATTATCCACCCTATTTTTGGACCAACCCCACAATTTGGCTAAGTGCCGCAATGATGCGGGGTATTCTCCACGATGGACTTCTACCATTTTACCTTTTATCAGTATCTTGGTCGAATTCGCCTCAAACCGTGCTAATCTCAATAAGTCGATCCACGCTTCGGCACAACTGAATTCTCGCTGTTCGCGCCATAATGGGTGCTCAAATAGCTTTCTACTTAGCGGTAAAAATCCTTCTTTCATCTCTCGTTGTGATAAGATTATTACTCTACCTGTTTTTTCTCAGCACGGGTAACCCAAACCTGTTCGCCCGTATCTGCATCAATAAATGATTCTTTCCAAGTTGTATAATTCTCATCTATGTAGTCCATACGGAGACTCAGACATCCAAGATACCAGGCAGCTATATTGCTATAATTTTCAGAATTACCAGCCCCCTTGATTAATTCCAGCGTTGTATCACGCAGTTTATCGATATCAAAACAGCTTCCTTTCGCCACTGCTTCAATAAGCGCCGTGGTTCGCTTCCTTATATTAATAGCCTTGCCATCATTTCGGCAGATGTCCTCTACATACTTCTTGCATTCGATAAGAACCTTCTCCTTTACAGCTTCCTTCTTTATTGTCTTTTCATACAGATAACATGAGGGAGAAATATCACTGTGAGCACTCACGATATCAGCAATAGCACCATCGGAAGAATAGTAATAAACATCCATTATCTGTGTCTCTTGGATGCTAACAATAATCCAGTCTCCCATAGAGTCTTTGTTGAAATCTTCCATAATGCGCTGTGCCCGATCAGTATCAGAAGCGCGTACCAGATACTTGTAATTGTTTCTTTTCTCTTCTCCGGAATCCTCGTCTATAACGACGAATGCTTGAACAACTTTATAGTATCTGTCGTCTGCTTCCGTAGCATCCTTTTCAATGATAGAATCGATGCTGAAACGTGCGATATCATCTATGTACAAAGTACTGCCCTCTCGGACAAAGGGAGTAAGCTCTTTAATAATTCGTTCCTCGGCTTCTCCCCAGAGAATTGCATCAACAAGATATACCTCGCTAACTTTTCTCTCTTTGCCGTTTTCCATTGACTTACTGTAGTGTGTTCTACACTGAAACCATGATTGTATCATACTTCTTCCTCCTTTATTTCTTGTTTTAAAACGTCCTGTAATTTAGGTAATACCCGTTCGGCAAAGCGTTCGGCCGCTGACTGTATCTTTCGACCATATATGACATACTGCATACCTTCCACCATTTTGTTAGCGAAATAACAGGGTTCAAGTCTTATTATAAACTCTTTGAAATTTGTCAGCGTCTGATATGATCGCCACGCAAAATTGAAGTTTCCCCAATCAGTGATAGCCATAAAAGCTCCATCAGATGTCAATACTACCTGTCCGAGCCAACTACCATTATCATTTAGTAGGGTGTAGCTCTGCGCTATCACGTCCTTTTTATCTACCATAATCAATCTATTTTTGATAATTTTTTTACTATATTTTTAACTAATCTAACCGCATTTTGTACCCGGGTACTTTTGCCTACCAAATCAACATTTTCAATCAGAATTGGCAGTAGCCGGAGCAGGTCTTTCACTATGTAATCTGGCACTGTTTTCATTTTCCTTCCAATTTTTGTCTGGTTCCGGTAGTTCCATCCCCAGGTACTCACTTGCGTATTCTCTTAACTTATCCACGTAGGTATTAAAAGTTACAGTATCCATATCGGCAGTAGAAGCAGGAATACAAACTATTTCTCCGGTATCTTTATTGACTATCTGTTCCGATGTGAACTGATTCTTAAAAAACTCGTGAATCTGTTCTATAGTCGCGAACTCCCAACCAACATTAATCATTCCTTTCAAAAGCAACGGATAAGCACACCCCCACAAATAGCCGTTTTGCTTATTCGAACGCTGCTTACGGACTTTTTTAATGCTTATGACATAAATACCATTCGCCAACAGAGAAAAAGCCAATAACAGAGCCTTACTGTCGAATAACCCGTTTATCTTTTCAAACCTTAGTGTCATTAGTACGGTACTTTACTTAAATTAATAGCCAATCCTTTATTAGCTGCAAATACTTGTTTACCTGTCAGCCTTACAACCTCATCAACAAACCTTTTCTCATTTGAATTACCATCAGATAGATGGATTAGGACAATGTTCTGGGTATCAGTCAAATCATTTGCAGATAACAACCCTTTGGTAGTCTCAATCTCCATGTGAGACTTCAATAACCGGGGGCGCATAGACGGTGGTGTTCGACCATCAGCAATGTTCTTATCAAGAATATCATCCGCATAGTTCGCTTCAATAAGCCAGTGACTCACGCCATCAAAGGTATATTCGCAATAGAAGGTGTCAGTGAGAAAAACAAGCCTACCCATATCCGGATGATCAACCTGATAGCCGAAAGCCGGAACGTCATGCTGAACCTCAAAAGGAATCACTTTGAAATTTCCTACCTTATATCCTCTACCTGGTTGTACTACTTTGGCGAACGGGGGCAAAACAGAGAATCCCTTGCTTTTATAAACAGCTTCCGGTGATAGTACCGGAAATCCTATCTTTAGATACTCTGTGTAAAATCCGGCATGGTCATTATGTTCATGGCTTACCAGACATCCGGCAATCTTACTGATATTATAGTTCAGAGCCATCTTAACATTGACAAGTTTAATCCCTGCTTCTATTATCAGAGCTTCATCCTTATTTTCAAGGATGTAGCAATTACCGAGACTGTTGCTTCCTAATACTTTTAGTTTCATTTTCGACCTTCTTAGCTTTATAGAGTTGGGTACATTTTAGTTTCGCAAGAGACCATTGTATGAAGAAAGCAGCAGGCCTCACAAATTCGCGAGGCACTAAACCAGTAACCCAAATAACCGGTTGCTTTCTTGCAGACAAATCAAACAACTCATTGAAATCGGTAATTTTACCGCATCTCACATATCTGTATTTCATACTCCAAATAACTTAGAATAAACTTCATAATTCCTCTTTTCTGTTGCAGAATCTTCCTGGTAATGTTTTGCCCGGTTGCAGAATTCAGCATAACATTTAGGACAATACCATCTATTCAGAGCTGCTATGTAATACCCCTTTTCTGCAGGGGTATTACAGTAATCACAGATACCATATCCGCCAGCTTTGGCAAATAGTTCAGGCGTTGATACTTCTATCACTAAAAAGCCTTTTGAATTATCGATGTTCTTTGCCATAGTCGTATCAATATGGAGGATTATCGTCTGTTGCCTTCGTTTGCTGTGCAGGAGAGGGTGCAGGTTGTGGGACTGGAGCAGTAGGTTTTACTTCCTCAAATTTGGCATCCTCAACCGGGCCTAAGTGCTTTTTATTTGCACCTCCTTCTATCTGTGCGGCCCGTTGTCCGGCAGTAGTATCAATTTCTGTTTCATCCGGTTCATCAAATAAAGCCGAATCATCAGACATACCAATAAGGATTTTGCAAGCTCGTCCGATTACCGTTTTTTTAGCCATTTCGTCACCGAAATTCTTATGTGCAGGTGAACCGCCTTTCGTAGCTCCCTGCATCCACGCCTGTTTAATTTGAGAGAAATTCATTATTTCAACAATGCTCCGTCCATCCTCGGTAGTAAGAATAGCATAAGCCCCTTTGACCTTGTTTGCATCCAGACCATCCAAAGTCTGCTCATGTTTGATAATCTTTTTAAGTCCAGTCTGCGTATCAACAGAAAATATGAACTCATCCCCTTCATATACACAATTGGCAACGGCTGTCTTAACACCGCCTACACGTTTGGCAATAGCAAGCGTTCCAAGGTAGCTACGCTGTAAAGTAAGTTTTGCACCATACACAATAAAGTAGCATTGTTTTTTCATCGGAGAAAGCCCTTGAACGACCATGTCAAGTAAAGAGTTAGCAACACTTTCTTTCGAACATACAACCAATGCAGGTTTTTCGTTTCGATCCTTTGTTTCTTGGAGAATAAGCCATGCTGATTTCAAAGCATTAGCTGCCGAATAGTTAGCAGGAAGTTTGAGCTCTCCGGTCTCCTCAAAATCTTTAATCTTAGATAACACAGTATCAACCACATCTTTCTGAACAATCGAAAGATTCTGTTGCTGTTGTGGTGCAGGAGCCGGTTGAGCTCCATTTTTGTTGTCAAACATACCACCTGTTTGACCTTGATTTGTTTCTGCCATAATCTGTTACGTTAAATGGTTATTATTGAATAGTTAATTTTGCGCCTCTCTCTACAAAGAGGTTTATAATTTGTGACCTACAAGGAATAAGGTTGCAAACGCTCTCCCGGTTATCTAACCATATAGGAGCCGTTACCCCCTTTGCTCGGCAAATGGCATTGATGATATCGATACCGGCATTCATTTTGGCAGCCGTATTCAGATCGGAATAAGGAGTACCTTCTACCATGCATTCGCAGGTATCAAACTCTGTTCCGTCTACCTGTGTATCGAACATCCGGAATTGAACATAGGAAAATGCTGAATTGATACGCTTCTCTACCAGGGACACCTTCGATTTCATAAAATCAAGTATCGATGCTTCGATCTGCTCGTAATCTGCAATCTGTTGCTGCATGTTCGTTAGTTGAGACTGCAGTTCATTGATACGCTTTTGTGTACGTTCAATCTGCTCACGTTTGGATAATCTTTCTTTGAGAGCGTATATATCGGATTGAAGGGCCTTTTTAGCGTTGATGTGTTCTGATACATCGGCAGGAGCATAATCTGTCTTTAAAGAGGCTTCTAACGTTTCTACTTCCTTTTTTAAAGCAATATACTTTTCATTCCGTTCCAATGCCTCAATAACATCTACTGTCTTCGGCTCTGAATTATGCAACTGCTGTTTCTCACTTTCCAACGTTGAAAGCAAATTCTTCTTTTCTCCAATAGTTTGTTCTACAGTTTGAATCTGTTTTTGCAGATCCTCAATCTTAGCTTTGATTGTAGTTCCTTTCTGAACATTTGCTTTTAAACGATTAGATTTATTAGTCTGGAATGCATCTTGCATTTCACTTAATTTGCTTGCATAATCCTCACCCTCAAAGACCCTTTTACAGGTAGGGCAAACAAGAGCGGAGTTATCCACTTCGAATGTTTCAGAATTGATAGCCTTATATTCTTGAAGTAAAATTCCTCTCTGTGAATTATACTCTTCCAAGGAATTATTTAATGTTGGTAGTCTATCTTCCAAAGAACGGATATCCGTTTTGAGATTGGATATTTCACTTTCCTTTGCTGACAAATCAGAGTACCATTTATCATGTTCGGTATTGGCAACCTTTTTGACCTGGCGCTTAACCTCTTCCATGCGCTCATACTTATCATCTATCTGTTGACGAACACCACGCCTACGGTCTGCTTCTTCTTCATCAGCTTTTGACCTGTCAGCGATCAGGGAATCAATGTTCTTAATCTCATTTTCCTTCTCATCAATATCAGAAGACAAGGCTACCCAATCCTCTTCCTCTGGCATATTCCGATTATTTTCCTCTATACGACCGGGGATGTCTGCTACCTCTCCCTTAGTTTTGTTCTTCTGGGAAACAATCTGCTTTTTGTACTCATCGAGAGTTTTTCCGGAATCAAGTGCATCCACGAGTGAACGAAAATATTCCTTGTTCTTGTCGGTGATTAACTCATTGAATACGTCATGGTGGGTAATGTCACCTCCAACAATCTCAAATAACATTCTCCGTTGTTCCTGCATTTTCAGAGAAGGGAAATAGGCAGGGTTAGTTATCTGCCGGAAAAGTTGTTCCGGGCAAATTGCAGAAACCTTTGCATCATATTCACGTTTTCCGTATGGAACATCATCTACGAAGTAATCAACACTATGTCCGTCCATCACTTCTTTAGCGGTTCCGCGCTTCTTAACCCAATTCTCCTTATAGCAACGACGGAAAACAGTTTCCACACCATCGACAGAGATAACCACGACAACTTCATGTTCCAATTTGGGAAGAGCCTTACCATTAGCATCAAGCGTCTTAATGTTGAAGTCTGCTCTGTTCTGGCTGTCTTTTCCGAACAAAGTCCATAAGAAAGCGTCCATCATCGTACTTTTACCGGTAGCGTTATCACCAAAAATATTGGTAACCTCTGGGTCGAAATTAACTTCTAAAGAGCGTATGCCTTTAAAATTAGTGAGAAGCATTCTCACAACTCTAATGTCTTTTGTCATAATCTTGTTGCGTTAATTGATTACAGGTGTGTTTTACGGTAACTCTTAGGCGTGATACCTACATTTTTGTAGAAAGCTGCATAGAAAGACTGACGATTAGCAAAACCGACCATGTCGCTAATTTCCTCAATATTCTTATCGGCATATCTTTTGTCCTTTAATAAATTGAGAGCGTCCTTAATCCTGTATTCATTAACCAGGCAGCAGTAATTCATTCCGAAACGAGAGTTGATCACAGCAGACAAATAACGAGTATTGGTCTGCAACTCTTTCGCCAATTTCTTAGCAGAGTAATCCGGGTCCTTATACTTCTTTTGAGCAACGACAATTTTCAAAATTTTGTCGTACAACTCATCTGCTAATACCGGTCTGATTAATGACCGATAGGCTACATCCTTTTCTTTCTTCTCCCTCAAATTGTAGGGATGTTTTTTAGAAAATTCTTCTGTATTCATAAATTCAATTATTAAAAAAATTGTACTATATTAAATTAGATAAACTGCTATTTCTTTAAATATTTCATTCCTCTTTCGTAAGAGAAAACAATGTATTTTGACTTTTCAGAAATGGAAAAACACATAGAACCTAATTGACCAATGATATAAAGTAGGAACACTATTGGCAAAACGATAACTACTCCTAACGTCAAATACAACACGATACATAACTCTTTCATTATTAATCCTCCATCTATAATTATTGCCTACTATATACATTCCTCGCAAAATCAATTCTGGAAAGCCGTTCATAATAATAATCATCTTCATCTATAATTGCTTCATGACTATATTGAATGCGCTTTTCAAATCGGCTTTTGTGGGAAATCACATAAAGCAATGCTCTAATTGCTTTTCTCAATAATTCTTTCCTCGTCAATCCTCTTCTCTTGATAAATTTCAACATATACTTCTTTTCACGTTCCCCACAAACTTGTACTGTTAAAATTCTGCCATTCACATCTGTAAACGGTTCTCCGGAACATGTCATAATACGGTATAAGTTGAATAACCGGGCAATGGAAGAACAGTCTTCTGAACGCTCCCTTTTAGACATACACACTGTTCTTAGCACAACACACATCAAATCACAGATTGTCATGCCATTATTATAAGCATACCCTTTAATCAGATTGAAGCTACTATCCGGAAGTTCTGTTTGTAACGTCAAGTACTTTTCCGTTTTGGTAACAGGATTCTTTAGCTGCTCTATCGTAGTACATAATTTACCAAGAACATTATCTGGAGCATTATAAAAAGCACTTAGAGCATAATAAAATAGAGCATTAGCTCTTTTTATAGGAATACTTTTCAAAGAATTGCGAACAACATCATGAAAGGTTTGGGATATGCTACCTACTGAATAGTTCACATATTCCTTGCAAGGTTCTTTATACAGCCTACCATGATCTAAAATCTTCATAGCAAACGGGTCGTATCTTTTTCCTAAATGATAAGCTATATAGTTTGAAATCAAATACCCAACAACTTCTGATTTATACACTCTATCTCTATAAATAGCGAATTTCGCCATGAAAGCCGATCTTTCTTTCACCGAAATATATACAGTAAAACAAGTGCATTCTTTTTCTCCCAACCATCCGGCAGGCATTATGGAAGGGTTTATTTCTTTATTTATTCTTAAATGGTTTCTCATAGCTATAATTGTGTACCGTCAAAAATCCCATGAACAACCGCATATTCGGCATTGTAAAGAGCTATCATTTCCGTTTTGGAATACATAAGGGGCGAGTTATCCGATCTTCCTCTACGTCGAGGATGAAGTTTACCGTCCTTCACCATTTTTTTAACCCACGCTTCACCGTGAGTAAATTCTTCACCGTATGCAGTGTCCCGTTCCTCAAAAAATTTGTAAGCCTCACGTTGAGTTATAAGGTCCAGGCGTGGATGATCGTACTTTCTTTGTGTGGCAGCACCAAGTTCGGCAGCGCCAATCAGAAGATTCTTGATTAAATATTGTTGGTCTGTCATATCAACCTCCTTTCTTTGTTGGGTATTTCGCCTGGTACACCAGAACTAAATCCCCTATCATCATCACAAATGCAATTACTATTCTACACACTTCGGTAGCATTTCCAAGCACCCAGAGGGCCAATAGCATAATTATTATCGCTGTGGCAGTTTCACCTCCGGATAGTTCCCGTTCTTCTACTTCTTTTTTTGCCATAATCAGTTGCGTTAAATGAATCAATGTTGCGTTAAAGAGCCGTCTTAAATAATCCTTTCTCGGCTGCGTACCTATTAAACTCTGCCATGGAGTGAACCCCTAATTTCCGGAAGCTGTTGCGACGATGATTATTGATCGTATGTGAAGAAAGAAACATCCTTTTGCCAACTTCTTCATCGGATAAACCTTCATAACATAAGCGCATTATTTCAAGCTGTCGGTCCGATAGTTTACTGTTGAATTGGGGCTGACAAATAACCTTGAACCCTGCACACTCACCTCGCATCGGACATCCAACGAATTCAAACTTAAAGTTCCAATTTTCGTCAATATCAATTTCGTTGTCATATAGACCGAAATTGCATTTAATAAACCTCCGCACTGCCAAGAAATCACGATAGTATCTATTTCCGTCGTATCTGGCATAAGCCTCACGTAATGCCTTGTAAGCCTCTGGATAGAATTCTTCAAGAACTTCCAAGAACCGTTGAATGAATTCTGTATCAGATTCTTTCAACTGCCGCTCCGGCATACCCATCTCTCGGATAGTTACCTCACCTTCCGGTGTCGTATAGAATTCAATCGGTCGCATATCTAATCCTCCGGAAACAATTCAGATGATGGCACTTTCAATTCCTTTTCAATCATAGCACGAGAGAGAGCATCTGGCTTCTGCGTCCCTGCCAACCAACACCGGACCGTATTCGGGTGCTTCATTGTAATAGCTGCGATACGGTCCACGAAAGCACTTTTCGGAGCCTTAACAACTCTTCGCTCTGGAAGAGAATCATAAATGCCTCGGAAATCCCTTTGGCATCCGGATGCTATGGTTTCAGCGACAATCACTGAAATATCAGCCCCCTTCAAATCTGGCAATGTCATATTTTCCATTTTACCTCCTATTAATTTGTCAATCACTCAATTTTGAACTATTTTTGTGTCGTTATAAAACTTATAACGGGACAAATATACTAATATTCGTATATATACTAATATATTCGTATATTTTATTTCTTTGTTTTAACATTTTTTACACTGCATGAATTTTAAACTTAAAGATTTCAGAATAGAAAACGGATTGAAACAGTCTGATTTACAGGAGGTTTTAGGTTGCAAACAGAGTTTTATATCTCGTGTTGAAAATGGTCGTGAAGCCTTCCCTGCAAACTTCGTTCATAAATTGATAGATGTATATGGAAAAGAAAAGGTCACTCGCTTCTGCGATTCAAATATTGAAGAAGAGATAAGCGCATCTAAGCAGTCTGTTCCTTATGAAATCGTTCAAGCAATGATCGATGAGCGAAAGCGACATGATGAAATGAACGCAGAGCTTATCCGGCAAAACGGAGAATTAATAGAGCTGCTTCAAGAAAGGAAAAAAACGGATGTCCGCACGGAAGACACTGCCACATGTGCAGATGCCGTTTCGTCCAGTTCGGAGAAATAATATATATAATACCAAAATACTAAGAAAGCCATGGATGAATCTATCAAATGCCCCAAATGTGGTTCAACGCAAATCACCACTAATAAAAAAGGATTTTCAGGAACAAAAGCGGCAGCTGGCGTAGTAATTGCCGGAGGTATAGGTTTAGCCGCTGGTGATATTGGTAGTAATAAAGTCATTATCACTTGCCTAAAATGTGGGCACCAGTTTGCACCAGGTTCACAGAATCCCAAAACACAAGGACCAATAACCTTCGGAGGCTTTATATTTTTGCTTGCAATCGGCTTAGGAGTGCTAATCCCTGCTTGTGGTGGTTCATGGTGGTTTTTACTCATTATGCCCATTGTAGGATTAGTAACAGGTCTATTATACTCTCTGGCGAAAGAAAATAAAAACAACAACATCTCACCATCAAAAAACAATAACGAACCAACCAAAGTATTTGAAAATACAGATGAAGGTAGTAAATTATAAAATTCAAAATGGACTACAACCGATTTACCATAGACCTTATAAAAAGCTCCTTCGCTCAATACACAGCAACAGGAACTATAAATGAATCAGAACTTGAAAATAGCATTTCCCAGATAAATAAAGCTATCGACAAGGCTTTTATATCCAATGAAGATACAACTGTCTTAGAAGGGCTAAAAAGTGATTTACAATATATAAGATATGAATTACTATGACAAAGAAGGACGCTATAAAAATATTCGAAGATAAAAAGATTCGTGCCGTATGGGACGATAAGAAAGAAGAATGGTTTTTCTCCATCGTGGATGTTATTGAAGTCTTGACGGATAGTGACCGTCCTCGTAAATATTGGAGTGACCTAAAAAAGAAATTAAAATCGGAAGGAAGTCAGTTGTCCGAAGAAATCGGACAACTGAAATTACCTTCTTCCGATGGTAAACTATATAAGACGGATGTTGCTGATACCAAACAACTTTTCCGGCTTATCCAATCCATACCATCACCCAAAGCAGAACCTTTCAAACTTTGGATAGCACAAGTAGCAAAAGAGCGTCTGGACGAAATGCAGGACCCGGAGCTAACGATCAATCGAGCCATGATGGAGTATAAAGCATTAGGTTACTCTGATAATTGGATAAACCAACGCTTGAAGAGTATTGAGGTACGCAAGGAACTCACGGACGAATGGAGAAGAAACGGGATGCAGGAAGGCGTTCAATTTGCTGCACTAACAGATATCATCTACCAAACATGGGCCGGAAAATCAGCGAAAGGATATAAACTATTCAAAGGTCTAACAAAGGAGAACCTCCGAGACAATATGACGAATACCGAGCTTATTCTTAACATGCTTGCCGAAACTGCTACAACTGATTTATCAAAAGAGAAAAACCCATCTGGATTTGCTGAAAATGCACAAGTGGCACATGAAGGAGGAAAAGTTGCACAAGTCGCCCGGGAGCAATTAGAAAGCCAACTTGGGCGTTCGGTCATTTCTCCACTCAACGCAAAGAGCGTATTACAAGTAGATAACAAACCTAAAGAGGAAGAAAACAAAAAGGAAAATGAGTAAACCAAGAGCATATACGGAAGAGACTTTGGAAATAATCGCCAGATTCTTCCAGACAATAGATTTCCTCATATCAGCTAAACAGATACGAGGAAAAGCAACTTATTGCAGAAACTATAATATTGATCGTCGTCATTTTGTGGCACAGTCTAAAAACCATTTTTTGGGATACTTTCAAATATCCTGGTTGTTAGGCCTTATAAAAGACTATAACATATCTGCTGACTGGTTATTAACCGGCAAGGGGGATATGTTCAAAAAATGACCTACTTTTTTCCCCTCTTTTTCACTCCATCATCACCGGTTAAGACATAGGTTATCACCCTTCTATTAGCATCGTCATTCTGTGAATAATCTTTTTTCAAATACATATCTGTGACCTTCATCGCATCATCGACATGATTCAATGCTTCATGAACCACATACTTATTAACATGCAAATCATTACGAGCAATAGTAGCCCATGAATGGCGGGCGGGGGAAAAATCCCAATCATCAACACCAACTAATTCCCCCCT